TCACTTGATTCACTTGATTCACTTGATTCACTTGATTCACTTGATTCACTTGATTCACTTGATTCACTTGATTCACTTGATTCACTTGATTCACTTGATTCACTTGAGGCACTATCGCTATCGCTGTCGCTACTGCTCTCACTTGATTCACTTGATTCACTTGATTCACTTGATTCACTTGAGGCACTATCGCTATCGCTGTCGCTACTGCTCTCACTTGAGGCACTACTCTCGCTATCGCTGTCGCTACTGCTCTCACTTGAGGCACTGCTGTTGCTTCCACTGCTCTCACTGTCTTCTTCACACAACTCAGCACAGTGGACCTCTTCTTCGTCGAGAGACACGCAGAACTCACAAGTCTCTTCGTTCCAAGAAGCCACAAAATCGATACCCCCTGCTGAGCCGGTCCACTCGCCAGTGGTTTCGTTGTAGACAGCAATGCCGTATTGGATCGCTCCGTCTGTAGGTTCCCATTCCAAACAGATCGTGCAAGGATTGATCTTACAACAACCACAGCCAGGAGTCAGATTTTCCTCACACTCCAAAACTGGCTCTTTATCTGCCTGGAATTTTCGAGTACCCAAGCCGATCACTGTAAATCTGTTCATCGGCATTTAAGGACAATCTCCTGTGTACTCGACCATCAAGAGATCCCAACGCTTAGTGCAGCCGGGATGTTGGTTCCACCAAATAGCAAGTGCTCTCATACCAATCAGTGAATTATTTTCAAGAGAGGCAATGAATCCAAAATAGTCATAGATTCGATAAACCGCATCATCACCTTCCGAACTATCTGAACTGGCAGAACTCCCCGAGCTTTCAGAATCATCTGGATCCCGAACAGTCGTAAGTTCTGCCCCAATCGGTGGAGTGCCGCATCCCGTATAGCGATGGATGTTGGCATCCAATGTGGTGACATACCCCTTTTCACAATTAGCGGTAACGATCGTGAAAGCGATCAGTTGCCCACCAGCTCCACCGTCGCCTCCAGTGGGAACATACGCACCTCTCTGGATATCGAAGTAGGCAATGAAAGTGTCTTCCAGTAAGGGGGACTCCCCTAACGGATCGAAAGGCCATGGTCCCTGCTCTTCTGCGATCTCCCACGTCAGCGAAATAGTGTCGTAGTACATCAATTTGATTTCGCGAAGATTTGTGTCTCCCTCGAAATCATCTTCATTTGTGATCTCTACCCGTCGCATTTCAAACGGAGGTGATCCAGCTATTGCTCCTTTCTCGTCTCCGAACCCATACGATCCTACATGCCCCGCACCTAGTATATTGATCAACCGGGACATCTCGTTTAGATGTCCCGCTCCTAGTCGATCTCGTTCTTTTTTGTCTTCAGGGAGTGGTAGTGTCATGTTATATCTACACGAACATGTCAGAGAAAGCGAATCGTCGGTACTTTGGAGAGCCGTCTTCCAAGATTACCCGTCGCCAACCTTTACCTGGATACCAGTCATGCTGATGGCCGCAAACGATACCTTTCCAATATACCCGCTTCTCTGACAGCTTCATTGTCACATCGATCGGAGGGGAGTTCACCAACCCATTCCGCCATGTGTATGATTCTTTATAAGTGAAGCCGTTAAACAGTACAGTGTCTGGAGCTGCATCCAACAACCATGGTAAAACATCACTATTCACTCGACCGGCAAGCAGCCGCATCCTCCAGATAATAGTTGACTTGAACAGATCGAATGGAATCTGTTTCCATGTGATTGACCATTCTGTAGTTGGAACCAAAACCAAACTAGGAACTTGTGGGTGCCGATTGGGCTCTGGTTCTCCAGGAGTCACTGTGCCCCGTGGTTGCATCTTGACGGGCGTGACTGGACCGCCTTGAGTTTGATCATCTTCGCCTTCTGAATTCGTATCATCGACGTTTGATGTTCCAGTCGATGGGGCATAGATGAAATGCCCACCTTCGTTTGACGTGATTTCCAAGAAGGTCCTTGGATCGTTAGGGTTGCCATCAGGCTTGTTCGATGGCCCATACGTCACATCCACACTGATCAAACTGCCGTATGTATTCTCGTCTGCTGACGCATCCTGCTCAAACGGATCGATCGGCAGATCGTTTCCATCCAATGATTTATAAGTCATCTTCCGAGCAACAAACGAATTCAATCCAGGCATCGTGCTTGCTTGGGGGATGACAATATAACCAAGGTGGATTGTTGGAGCAGGAAATAATTCTTCCAACAATGGAATCAGATCCTGGCCCCTAAAAATAGCTCGCCAAGAGATCTCACCTTCCTCAGCTACAAAATTACCAGCCGTCCCAAGAAATCTATATTTGATCCCTCCGGCGGTTGCTTGTCGCCAACTGGTATAATCGGAAGCGTCTGCCATCGGTTATGGTCCCAATCCAGGATTATTCTCTTGCGTAGCTGTCAGAATTTGTTGCTGAGTTGCGTGCTGAAGCCCAGCGATGTCGACAAGCTTACCGATGCCTTCATCTTTTTTCAGGATACTATCCTGGATCTTATCGCCAAACTGAGCGAATCCAAACTTGCCTGCTTTCAATGTGGCTTCTGCCTCTGCTTTTTCTTTTTCTTTTTCTTTTTCTTCTGGGCCGTCAGACTCATCCGGATCATCAGGAGGCTCTACTCCACCCTCCGGCTGAGCTTCTCGCAGGGCAATCGCTTCTTCTAGTGCCTTCTTTTCATCTTCCAGTGTTTGTTGTAATCCTTTTTCTTGGAACCCTTCCATCACATCCGTGATGGCTTTATCTCTAGCTTTTGTGAAAGCTTCCAATGGATTTTTGAATGCTTCTGGTTCTTCTTGTGTTATGAATTCTTGCATAAAAGCATCGTACCCAGCCGATGCTTGAGCTCCCAACCCCTTGCCTTCTATCATCGCTTGTGTGGATGCTGTTAAAGAAGCTTTTGCGGCTTTGAGCAAATTCAGTATTTCAGTAAACCCCCCTAGAATGTCATCTTTCCAAGCATTAAAAAAAGCTTTTACGCCTTCAAACACACCAATCAGACCACCAGCCCAAGCTTCTACTTCTTTCCCCCCAAACACATCGATGATTTTCAAGTTAAGATCGATCAATGCGATCTTGCCCTCATCAACACCGTTTCGCATCCAATAACCAATTTCTTTGGAAAACCATTTAAGCCACTCAGATCCTTCTTTGATTTTATCAGCAAACCATTTGATCCAGCCCGCAATGCTTTCAGTCGCTCCGGACAAAGCCTCTTCTAATGTCGACCCCAACACGCTTTCTATCAAATCAGACAGAGAAGACATAAGTTCCCCTCCCGCTTCTGCAAGATCCCCCCACGCAGAAGTCAGCGTCTCAGAAAAATAAGCTGTGGCATCTATCACCTCTTCCGTCTTCATGAACCAAGAAACAAGGCCCCCCACAGCCGCACCAATCGCAATAATAGCAGCACCGACCCCCGTGCCTATAATCGCTGCTCGCATTGTGACCCCGAGCCCCTTCATCGCCACACTGGCAAGCTTTGCTGCTAAGCTGACCCCCAACAAAGTTGTTCCCAATTTCGCAGAAGAGACTGCTCCAGTAAACGCAGCTCCGGCTACTCCATTTGTGGACTGCACAAACGCATCCATCGCTGCAACGGCCTTGATTTTCAGATCGATAGAAAACTTGGTGAAAGGAACGGAAGCTTCGGCCACATGTTGACCTAGAATGCCTATAGCATCATTCAAGGTAGAAGTCCTACCTTCCATCGTTAAAGCAGCTTCCGCCATCCGATTAAAATTTCGATGACCTTCTGTCGTAGTGAACTCTAAAGCTTTCCTGAACAGATCGAAACTGATCTTGCCCGAAGTCATCATTTCCTGAGCAGCGGCTGTTGAGGGGGCTATTCCTGACTCAACAAAATCTTTCAAGTTAATAATACCACGAGTCGACAACTGTCGAAAATCTTCTGTCAGTAACTTGCCAACCCCACGAACTTGGTTGAACACGAGCCCCAACGCTTGGAATTTTGGTGCCGTTCCTCCAGAAGCGTCACCGAGTATTTTCAAAGTGTCCATCAAACCGTCACCCCGTTCACCAAAGGTGACTAGTTCCTGCGACACTTGCAACAATTGAGGCATTTCAAACGGAGTAGCCGCCGCGAAATCTGTGATCGAATTCAGTGTCTTTTCAGTGTCTTCAGCATTGCCAATCATTGCTTTGAATGCAACTTCAGAATTCTCTCGCATAGTCGCTGCAGCCATGCCCGCATCCAAGAACCGCTGACCGAACATACTAAACGATCCCATCACAGCAACTGCGTAAGATCGGATATCTGTCATCGCAGACTTGACAAGACTCTTCGTATTGTCGAGGTCGCTAGGGAGCTGCGAATTGTCAGCTCTGGTTCGGATGTAAGCTCGTGCTAGTTCGATGCCCATGGCAATCCTTTACTTGTACACTTCTTTGTAAGCCGCTGAGATCATTCTGGCCGCAAGTGATTCAGTCGGCATGTACTTCTTGAGAGTGGCCCCTGTCGACTTGATCACTTTTTCTTTGGGCTCTTTCACGAACTTCTTGACTGAATGATCGTAGGCTTTTCTGGAGATGGATTTGAAATCAGCAAAGCCGGAAGCGATGCTCATGTTCGCCGCATACTTCAGAGCCATTTTCATCTTACTTTTAGGGGCAGCTTTAGCTACGCTCTGAACAGCTTTTGTCATCTCCGGTGATTTGGCCAGCCCAGACTTCAACTTGCCCAGATGAGCGATCGTCTGAGCTTCGTGGAGAGGATCAGAGCTGCTTTTCGGCTTCTTGCCCTTCGCTGCTTTGGCAGTCTTCTGAGCGTTCTTGTGTTGCATGAGTTCAATGGCTTGCTGCTCATTGACCCACTTGTCCTTGCTAGTAGGCTTAAATCCGTAGCTCTTCTTGGCAGCATCGAGAGCAGCCGTTCGAACTGCCTGGCTGGTGATAGTGGGACGCTTTGGTGGCTTCTTGTCTTCCCTGACTCGCTGAGCCTCTGCTGCTTCGTCAAAGACTTCTGGATCTTTTGGGGGCTTCTTCTTGCCCACCTTCTTCTTCGAAGTCTTCTTTTTTGCGACCTTCTTTTTTGCGACCTTCTTCTTGGCAACTTTCTTCTTGGCAACTTTCTTCTTGGCAACTTTCTTCTTGGCAACTTTCTTCTTGGCAACTTTCTTGGGCGGCTTACTGGCGAGTGCTAAGATCTCTGAAGCACTCATCGTATTAGTTTTTCCACTGCGATCGCGGACCAAGTAGCTAGCACGAAATCCATTTGATGCAGTAGGCTGGACCACTCCTTGGATACTCATGCCATGAGCTTGTAGTGCTTGGTTTGCTGTTTGGATTGTGTACTTGGGGGGCTTCTTTTTTGCAACCTTCTTCTTGCCCACCTTCTTCTTCGAGGTCTTCTTCTTAGCAACCTTCTTTTTTGCTGGCTTCTTCGGCTTCCCTCCTGAGGCATTACCAGGACACGGACCCGGCTTTCCACCCCGACCCCCACACTTGCCGATCAGCACATCAACCGATTCTTCCAGTCGACCAAACGCTCTTTTTTTCTCGTGCTGCTTCTTCATTTTTTCCTCCGGCGTCTTCGACTTCGCCTTGAGCCACTTCGTTTTTCAGCTTGGATCCGATCAGCTTCAATCTTTGCCGCTTCTTCCAGCTCCCGATTCAACCGACGAGCCTTCGATTCACCAAGAATCTTGGCCCGCATCGGCTTTCCGTTTATGTCCCGACCAGCGACAAACCCATCAGCATCAGTTTTCATCAACGAAGATGTCTCTTGTGAGCTCAGAGATTGGCTTCTACGTCGCTTTCCCCCACGCAAGACTTCTTTATCGCACAACCGGAAGAACACTTGGTCTATCGTAAACTGAGCAACCTGCTGTGGTGTGTAGCCACATCCCCCATCGAATGGATTGTCGCAAAGTATTCTGATGTGCTTTGGGCCGATTCCATACAGCAGATCATTCGGCGTATCGTCAACTACTCCGGACTCTTCGCCGCCGCGTTCGTCGAGTCCTCTCCATTTCCCGACACAGAAGGAGCTGAAATGGATTCGATTTCTCTAGACATCTCAGTAAACACACCCTGGTCTTTGACCAAAGTATTGAACAGCTCGTCTTTGGTTATTCCCGAGTCCTTCACCGCTTGGTGAACCATTGCCAACATCCCTTCCGGTGTGCCCGTTATCCACCAATTGATGTATCCTGTATTCAGTTTTGTGATAGAAGAGCCCACTCGTTTCTCATACTCTGCTTCCGACAAAAGTTCTGAATCAAGAGCGAACGCCACATACTTCCTTTTCACTGTATCGGATTTATTAGCTGTGTATCCTGGGATGTTGTTCTTGGCCCATGATTCCAACTCTGGAGTTATGTTCGTTTTTGCTGTGTCGTACACAGCCCTACTCGGTAAATCATCCACATCCCAACGAGCGGAAGACTCCACCAGATTGATCATGTAAGCTCGTGGATCATCCAGATCCATGAACTCCAAAGACTCTTTCATGCGAGCGAGGTAGCCCAATCGGTACTGACTGACACAGTCCCGCTGCAGTTCCGTGATCTGTTTCAAATTCAACGGCTTTGGCACAACCTCCTTTCCGGCAACCATAAACGGAACGGCAGAGTTTGCTCCCAGAGCCCTGGCCACGTCATCAGACATCTGTTTTTCTTTCTGTTCTAAAGTCCTAAATTCTGTTCAAACAATAAAAATGCCCGTCTCTCTCGAAACGGGCATAGTCTACTTACTGAGAGACACCTTAAAGCATTCCACTGCTTAGGTAGGTACAGTTCTGGCAGCTGCCCCAGCCTGGCCCGGATAGTGGAAGATACCATCTGCACCCCAGTTGGTATTCCAACCAATCACTTCCTGACTGTCAATGTTGACTGTCATAGAAAAGTCTTCATTCATTGCACACGGGAAGTCCCAGTACAGCGAAGCATTCATCCACAGAGTAGCGATGACTTTGTCACCTGGCTGGAACAGGTCATACTGCTCATCTCCGGAATCGAATTTACCTTCTGCGGTAAAGGTTCCATCTTTTCTACCCGGCATGCGAGCTGTGTATCCAGCAGTGTCTGAATCGCCCCATTCGCTTTTCGATGCGAGCTTGGAAGAAACAGCATGCTGTGTGGCTCTGGCGACACGAGTAGTGCCGACAGCAAACACACCCAGAACTCCGGTGACTGCGGTTGTTGTTGCGGCCATGATTTATTTCCCTTAACTTGATGAACTAGAGCTAGAGCTAGACTGAGAACTTGAAGACGAACTGGACTGAGAACTTGAAGACGAGCTTGAACTCGATTGCGACGAACTGGACGATGAAGACGAACTGGACTGAGAACTGGATGATGAACTTGAACTTTCATCATCATCGTGCCTTCCGAGTACAACGATCCTCAGATCAACATCCCCGCCATTCGCTGTGAGCTTGATCCGATGAGAAGAGGCATCTGTGACATCAAACCCAACTGTGTCAGAATTCATCTTGATCAAGATTCCACCTGGATCCAAAGCCCCGCCCAGAGCCACCGTATGGGAACCCATTGGAGCCCAACCATTGGAAGCGTCAGGTTCAATCTCTAACTTGCCTCCAGTTTCAGCTGAAACATTGTAGATCAAAATCGTCATGATCTCTTCGATGACGATCGCCTGACCCACAGCATCATTACCTGCTCCAGCTCCCGCATCGATGCCCCCGAAATCGTACAGATCGAGCGTCAACGTACCGGCAGACACGATCGTAGCCGAGTAGTCGATACCTCGATTGGCTTGATCTTCGCTGACCCCATCAGACAGATCCGGATCCAACGAAAAACTAAGTGCAGCAGTTGCCGCAATTGTCGTATTCGAGGACAAGATATTTTTGATCGTTGCCGAGACTTCAAACCGAGTGGTGATATTTTCAAGTGATCGTGTCATTATGGCACCATTGCTGGGATGTCAGTTCTGATTGTATATTCGACGACCCATTGATATTCAGTGTCACCAGTTCGAATCCCTTTAGAGTTTTGGAATTGCAAATTAGTAACACCCCCATGGGTAAGTTTCAACTTGGCAGGTCTCTCTTCAGGATGCCCGCCATACTTTCTCATGATCTCTTCAGCAAGGTCAGAAGCAATCGCTTTTCCAGTCTCTGTGTCCGTGTCTTTTGCATGGATATTGAAAGCAAGGGGAATTTCCCCGTACTCTCTGATCTGGTAAGCTGCTTTTCCAGACGATCTGGACACCACTGGGAAACTGGCACAATCAAAAACACAATAAGGCCATGGTTGATTTGCATCAGCTTCTGTGTCTGTCAATGTCAGATACTCATCCCGGTCACCAGGTGCCCAACGGTCCATGAAGAAATCTCCAACTTCGTAGAAATCCCAAACGGCAACGATGGATCTGTGAATGTCTCTGAGTCCGATCACTGAGACGCCCCTCCGGCAATGATCCTAGTGAGCTTCTGCCGTTCTTCATGAAACGTCCGTCTAAGGTACGAACGATTCAATTTGGCACTCAGCTCCAGACGAACCCCATACTCCAATGGAGTCCCAATCCAACCGTCGATTATATTGTCGGAAATTGTATCCACACCTTGGTTGATCGTCTTCATCAGCAGTGTGGTATCAGCTCGTGGGAACTCTCCCGGCTTGGATCGCTCTGTGACGATCGTGCCTCTGGCCCCTTGAACCTTGGCCACCGGAACACTGATGTTCTGTACAACTTTATCCTTGAACCAATGAGTGGCGATCAGCATCCGGCGATACATCGACATATTGGCATTGTCAACAACCCGCTGGATGAACCACTCATCCCGAGCTGAAGCTTCTGGAGCACTTGCTGACCTCCTGGCTTGAGCTGCTTCGGTTGCTGCTGACATATTAACCCCCAAGACGACTCAGATGATCTTTCCACTCTTCGTACTCATCTTCATACCGTGGCTGAGAATTCTGAATGGTACTCCCTGGATTCAAGAGATACCGACCAGGCATGTTATCAATATCTTTGATCTTTGGCATAGCCCCTCTGATGAGAGTGCCTTCACCGGCTTCCATGATCCCATGAAGCTCCCGGCACAGTGTCTTCATTGAATGCTCATCAAGAGACAGCTTCTGCGTGTCCACCCCTTTGATTGATTCTGATTGAAAACCAGTGTTCTGTTTGAGGAACGAAAGCAACCGACTTTTCAGCCGCTCATCTTTGTCCAACTGGTCTTCGACGATCACAAGACATTCTTCCGGCAACACTTTGATCAGCATGCCAGGAACTCGTGGCAGTGAAGCCAAGGATCGAGACTGATCTGCTGGGACCAACGCATCGCCAGAACCCTGGTCGATCACAGGACGAGTGCCTTCGATCGCACTTCTCAGCCGAAGACCTGGGATGTTCTGAATGAGCAAATCGCAATTTCGCGGATGGTCTGCTTCCATCGTGAAAGAGGAAATCATTGTGTGTTCTGCTGTTTCTGCCATTGTTTCAATTCCTGTTCTTGTGAAATAGTTGCTGTTCGTTCTGTTCTGAAAAGATGCCCGTTCCGGCGAACAGAAAACCGGAACGGGCGAGTACCGCGATACTTAACCGCACGTCCCCTATACAGGGGCTGTAGTAGTTCGAGCACAAACTGCCCCACGTTCCAGCTGACCGCCATAGCGAGCCATTGCAACGATAAGCATCTCATTTGCCCGGATGAGCGTATCACCTTCAGTGGAGGTCCGCATGGTCAGACCACGTCGTCTGTACATGCGGTATCGAGCCAGGATCACATAAGCGATCTGAGCATTCGTCAGACTCTCATTGATCTTGTAAGGCCGCTGCATCCAACTGTAGTCGTCATAGGTCATTCCACCCAAACGACGAGCGTCAGAGGCTCCCACGGGGATAGCACGAGCACGCTGGTAGCTGGTCTCTGTACCAATCCACACAGCACTACTCTTGACAGAAGCACGATGCTCTGCCTTGGCAACACCGAATCGAGTAGATTCGTAGTTACCGAGAGAAGTAGCTCCACCCCAAGCAACAGAAGTTGCTCCGGTCTTGTTCATCACACCTTCTGGCTGAGTCGTGCCGTTACCGACAGCGATCACATCATCCAGATCTTCCATCAGACGTTCACCATACTGAGAGGTGATGTGCTGGCCGAAATCGATCGGTGTATCAGACAAGAAGTCCAAACCAATGCGAATGGCACCTTCCCAGCGGAAGATGGTGGTATCGAACGCTGACACATACGATGCTGTGTTGAACAGACTGATGGCAGAGTCATCGACACCACCCCAGCTCGCTGACACAGTACCAGTGGCCACACCTTCAACACGTCGACCACGATCAAGCGGCTGGGTGCTGACGAGCGGGTACAGCTCACCATGGAGCAGAGGAGTCTGAATCACCTGATCGTCGAATACGATCGGTGCGGCTTCCAGTCCACCAGAAGTAGCGTCGTCGATCAGAGCCTTCTGCTCTGAAGGAGACAACTTGCGATCTTTGATGTCGGCTGAGTCGCCACCATCAGAAGCACCGCCCCACTTCTCGTTTTCCATGGCATAACAAAGGAGTTCTTTGCTGTGCTGTGTCAGCTGGTCGAATGCCAGTCGACGACTTTTCATTCGAGATCGATTGATCTCAAACTGAGCGAACGCACCGGCAACAGCCTTGTCGCGATCGGAAGAGTCATCAAGAGCCCGACCCGTGGCTTCGTCACGCACTCGACGACCGGCCTGAGGATGAGCAAAACCTTTTTCCGTCATTTCAGGATAGTGAAGAGCTGACTTCGTGGAGTCGTAAGAGTCGGCAGCTTCCTTGACTCGAACAGTGAAACTCTTTTCGCCGTCTTCGTCTTCGGAAATGTGAGCACCAACAGAAACGATCATCTTCTGCAGTCGAGAGGGTTTCATTGATTTATCTCCAGAAGGCTCAGTGGATTTGCCTTCTTCCACATCGGCTTCTTCTGTGCTGTCGTCAGCATCAGTTTCATCGTCAGCTTCTTCGTCTTCTTCAGAGGCATCTTCTTCAGATGCGTTCTTCAGATCAACGACAGCGTCTTTCAGATCGACCAGAAGGTCTTTGAAAGCAGAAGCTTCTTCGTCTTCGTCTTCTTCGGACAGGCTCTTCAGCTTGTCTGGAGTCAGGTCACCAGCCACCAACGCTTTCGCGGCGGCTGCCTTGAACTCGTCATCAGTGGCGTCGACATCGACATCACATTCTTTGACCAGCCAAGACTTAAAATTGCGTGTGAGATTCATCGTATCACTTTCGTTCTCAACACCCTAAAAACCACGCTCGCGACCGCCGCTTGCAGTGGTGTGTTTCTACTCGATGATAGAAGTGACTGCTTTTTTGTAAAGAGCAGTTGTCTTCTTCATGTCTCGAATGTTCTTCATTGCCTCCAGCACTGTCAGCATCTGATCCAGATCAGCAGCATCGGCTTTCGTCAAGAAAGTCTCAGCAGCCTTTGCAATAAGCTCTGGCTCAGAAATTTCAACTTCAGTACCTTTGCCATCATCTTCATAACCGGCAGACTTCACTACTGATTGAACAGTCTTGAAGCACTTGTCACACAAAGCTTTGCCAGATCGAGTGCTGACGTGATCTTTGTGCAACTCCTCCATGTCCTTGGTCACATCCAGCAGCTTGTTGTAATTTGATTTGCTGAGGACTCGACCGGCTTTCTCTCCATCAAAGCTCTTGTCTTCTTTTTTGTCATCCTTGCCATCGTCGTTGCCCTGTGGCTTTTCTTTTGGCATCTTTTCACCACACTTGGTGCAGACCCCATCAACCACTTTGCCTTTACACTTCGGACAAATCATTTCCGATTCTTTGGCATCGTCTTCTTCTCCGTGTCCGTCTCCGACGCCTTTGTCGGCATCGTCATCGGTTTTTTCTGATGCACAGGGACAGGTTCCTGGAGTTTTTCCAAGAGGGCATTTTGTTGAGCTTGACTTGGTTTCATCTTCTGTCTCTTTCACATTGAGTGTGATGTTGAGGTCCAGCCCACCCGCTGAGACAGTAGACTTCCGATCGGCTCTCAACTTCTTACCAAAGGACTTCATCATCGAACTCGACAACTTGTCGGATTCGATGAGATCCAGGTAGACTTCAACAACTTCTGAATCAGGATTGGCAGGAACACTGACCCCTGATTCTTCCATGATTTCAAATGACTTGATATCGAAACCACCAGGCTTGGTAGTCTTGCCTTCGTCCTGTTTGATCGCTTCGAATTCAAGAGCTTTGAATCCATGCGAAAATCGAAGCATGTCATTGTCAACCATCACTGCCGCATCATGCGACAACTCATTGAGGTCGATGATCGCTGTGTACATGTCGAGGTATTTGCTGGTGTGCTCAGCAACACCTAACGCTTTACCGATCGGCAGTGTGTGAACGTGCTGCCAAAGCAGAAGCATTTTGGGGTCAGGTCGAGCCCCCTGTGTTCTGAGGATATCTCCATCTCTGTCTTTTCGAGGAGTCGTCAATCGATTCCGAAACACCATCAAAGTGTTCTTCGGCAACTCGATCGAAGTGTCTCCCATTGAATTATGGAGCGTCCGATTCTTGCATTCCCCATACTTGTCCTGAACTTCCATTTCAGGATTGGAATAAGTGAGGACACCGCTGGCTCGCTTCACGGCATCATGGAACGATACATTCTTCACCGAAGCGTATCGATTGCACAAATCCGAGCCTACGCACTGTTGCAGGTTCTTTGCGTAAGCATCGCCTGTAGAAATGCCGTAATTGAATTCCGTTTTCTTTTCTTGACGAGTTCGGATCGATCCGAGCAGCTCGTCATTTGAAGTCTGCGGCATTATATGTCTCTCCCTGCAAAGTAATGTACGTTCAAGACCGCATCCGCACCACCAGATCGAATGAACTTGATGGCTTTCAGATCTGCGATCAAAAACGATTTTGGTTCAGAGGTAGTGAGCAGAACCATGCCCGCTGTGACAGTTGGAGCTGTTCCATCCATCGTGTACCGGATGTTCTGCGTGTCTGCCTGCAACTCGCAATGAGTAGCATTCGCAGGGGGAGCCAAATCAGATACAGTCTTGACTACAGTGGATATGGCTTCTTGTTCGTACAGAAGGTATGGCATCAGTCAGCTTCCCGAATTACTTGCTTCCGGAACTTATCAGAAACTCGCCCCTCCAGAACCGCCAACAGCTGCTTCACATAGTTGGCATCTTCATGCCCACCATCTTCAATCGAATCCAACCAGAGCTGGATATCATGAATGTGTGGAAGCGTCTGTGCGGCGTCAGAAGGTACCTTCAGAGCCCCTTTGGCCTTGCCCTTGACTCTCTGAGCCACTTCTCTAATGAGTCGATACAGCGGCTGGATCTTATCCTGACCGCCATTGAAACAAAGACAATTGAGAGCGTCTTGGTTCACATGCACAGTCCGAGGAGATCCCAACTCTTGTGAAGCTGGATCCTCGCTCGGTGCTGTGACTGGTCTCTTTCTTGTCGCCATAATTCCGATTTCTGTCTAAAGGACCAAGAGCTTACGAGCTGCTGGACGACTATGAAGAACTGCTTGAGCTGGACTGTGAACTTGAGGAGCTAGAGCTGCTTGAGCTTGAGCTTGACAGGTCTTCCATCGACAGAACTCGGAAGAGTCCGTCGTCAGCTACAGGTCCGTTGTACTGCAATTCCCCTGTGTGGAAATTCAAAACCTTGAGAGGTGGCGTCTCACCAGAACTCAGCACATCAGCAAGAGTAGCCTGCCAAATCGTAGAGCTTGGGAGATTGACTGACACGTTTTCGTTCGCACCAGCATCTGCATTGTGCTGAGCAGAAGGAGCTGAATCATCGCCAGCTCGATGAAACCGCGTAATGACCAGTGTTCGCGATGCCAATCCGGAAACAGGCCCCAGGTAAAAATTGACTCGTTTCATGACTCACACTTTCTTAACAGAAAAAGCCTCTGACGGCTGAAATGGTTACAGATCAGGAGTCGAGGCTTGTGAGCTTAGACGATTCAAATTGTGACTATCGAAGAACGGTATTGGGTGCTACCAAAACAGACAAGAGCATTACCTGTTTTTATTTGGATTTTTCGGTTTTTCAATCTCATCCAAATAGCAGCGAACATGAAGCACTCGACGATTGTTTCCGTGTACTTCGAGCCTCACAGTAAAATCCCTACCAGCTGTCATGTTCTCGCAAAACCGATCTTGGAATTTCCTGAGTCCTGTTAGCATCTGCCCTAAAGACTCATCATCATTTTCCAACACCTTCTGCAACGTGTTTATTTGTTGGTTCATGAAACTCTCCAAGGCACTCGGAGAACCATCACATCTTCCCCAGCCCACCGTTGAATTCCATCCAGGATCGTTCGGATCTCTGTCGGATCGTCTGTTTTCAATGCCACTTCCAGCAGATCAGTGGAGCACAAAGGGACTCTGGAACAACTCAATTTCACTTCGTTAGGATGAGCTGACAGCACAAGAAAATCAATACCAGCTACCAGCATCGGCGGCTTCGTTCTGCTTCTTTTGATGATCTCCACTTCAGCACAATTGACAATCAAAGTATTGACGTGCTCTCTGGTGTAATCATCAACACCTCTCAACACTTTCTTTCTCTGATCTGCTTTCAAATCGACTGACACCCTGGCCACCATTCGGTCCCCTGGATAATACTTTGTCTGTGTCGATTCTATGTCTGAGAGTAACGGCACGGCTCTGTTCATGACTGCCATTCTATTTTAGGTTTCTTTTGATTCCGAAGCTCCGCATTGATTTCAAGCGTCCATTCTGCGAACTCTTTCAATGCCTGTTCTTCTTCCTGCGAGCTTCGAAGATCCCCTGTTCGATGACGCACCACCATGGTTCGCCACAAGATCATCGCACTGTCCAACTCTACTGGTATTGGAATCTCTGTGTGCCGAACCCTTTCATGTAGACCGGCGACATCCAGAAAACGATCCTGAACTGCCTCACTCAATCCAATGGTATCTTGACTGGATGGGTAAAGGACATTCTTATGCAGTTCCATCTGTTTCTTCTCCCTGTTCTTCATTGTGGACCACAACATCAGGAAGCATAGCCCCAACCGTAGCTGGTGACAAACCTATAAACGCATTTGTATAGGTCTCAAACACAGCCTCCATCATCCATTCCCATTCTTCATCTTTAACATCGTCCTCTCCCGCAATTTCAGCGACCTTTGCGACAGCATCAAACAGCATCAAACAGCAGTGCTCCATGATCTTGGTTGAATCTGTTTCTGATGATCCCAGGAACTTGGCACAGTAGTCATCAATGACGCCCGGCTGATTCCACCTATAAGCAGCTCGATAATCTTTATGCTCTCCGAGGAGAATTTTAGCCAATCGCTTGCAGAGCTTTTTATAATCATCTGGAGTGTCTATAAACTGCGATACGTAATATCGAAGCAGATTCTTTACTGTGTGGACATCCCCCAGGTACACAGGGTCTTTCGACTCCTTTAATGCACTGCGAAAAGGTTTATCTAAACCAACGTCTCTGAATGTGCTCTCTTCTGTCATCATTTAATTTCTATGGAGGGCAGCATTGCCCTTCAAGTGTGGGTAGTGCCGTAGCAAATATGATTGTATCTATCGTACCAGGGGCATCGAACTTGCCCATGCCTTTGTCGCTCTTCTTTTGTACCCTTGTCACCAGAAGCCGTTGATTGGATGGCAGCAAAACTTCTTTCTCACCACCGTTCGCAGAATGCTTATCTACCGGCAAGCCCTTGACGCCTTCCCCTGCCGTGATCTTCCAAAGATTATTGCCCGACATCTTTCCGTACGGATCTGAAGTAGTAGACATCACACCTTTATCTGACACCACCAACCCCGGCTTCATGCCACTCATGTCTCCTGAGTGCTTGCGAGTTACCGTCACACCTGGATCGATTGGGATGCTGTATTTGTGGACTCCAATGGCAACACTATGTGCTCGTTTGCTAGTATCCGCCGATCCGGTTTCTTCTTGGCGAAGCACACGATTCATAGGACCGTACCCAGATCCCGTATATGATTTGATTGCAGTCTTATGCCCAACTGCCTTCTTGAAAGCTTTAGATCCAGCCTCATGTAAAGCATCAGCGTTGCTCCAATCCAAAATGTTAATTGGCGTATGAGCCCCCTTGCCTTCTTCTTCTGCGATCGATCCCAACACATCCCACTTGCCAACCTTACTAAGTCCTTTCTGTCCTTTTGCTGATTGTATTGAATTCACCAAATTCGCTGATGTCTCTGACATCGGCTTTGGTGGAGCTGGTGGATTCAATTGACTCTCTACGTTATTGATCAAGGCATTGATGTGATTTTTTACCTTTGGTGATTTGACTTCTCCAGTAGCAATCATACTCTGGAGCTGGGAGATATTACCTTTCAGAGCAAATATACCAGCCTTTTGTAATTGCCCTTTGTTGATAGCAGCATGAGTTGCGTTCTGATCAGAATGGAATTCTGGCTGTTCCGGAAACTTGTTTGGATCAATTTTGATCGGTTTGGGCTCGGCTTTTGGCTTGACGTTAGAAGGCTTCACTGTTGGAGATTGGTTGCTCTTCATCGCTGCCTTTGCAGCTTCTTTGTAAGCATGCACAGCTTGACCTGCCTTCGTCGTCAAGCCGCCTGTTGCTACCGTTTGGAGCTTATCCAAAGAACCTTCATTGATGTACTGCTTGATCACTTTCAACTTCATTTTTGCTGTCGTTAGCCCCACTTCAGTACCTTGAAAAACAGGCTCTGGTGGCATCGCTGTGTGAGTCTTCGGAGCTACTGGTTTCTCATCTTCCACACCCGCTTTCTTGATGATCGAGTCTCTTCGTGATTTCAAGAGGGCTTTGATAGAGGCCCTGTGAGCGTCGTCAGAGCTTCCGAACTGATCCACGAGCTTATCGATGTCTTTGTCTTTGACGTTCTTTAGCTTCGAAGCTGTGTGCTGTATCTCCTTATGAGACATCTCACCAAACACTTTGGCCATCGTCTCGTTTTTGCTTGGATCCCGCAACGACTCGAACTCTGAAGCCACCGCATCAAAGTTCTTTTTGCCAGCACCACCCCCACCTTTCCAGTCGAGTCCCCCTCCAACATCGATAGCGACCATCCCAGTCTTGGACTTGTCCTTCCAGTGGATATTGTCCATTGGATTTTCAGATCCAGCACCAACTGCATCCCTGTTATTCAGCCAAGCATGGACAGCAAAGTCCTTTCCTGCGATCGATTGAGCATGTACCGAATTCCAGTTTGGCTTCGCTGAATCATCCAACCACTCGCCCGCGACACCCACCTTTCCATCGATATCAACCAGATGCATCTTCTTGGTGCCGCCTCCGGCCAACTCATAGAGCTTGGCTGTGAGCACTTCGTTCCTGGCTCGCTCTGGATCATCCGGAATCTTCACATAATACTTTTTGCCACCCATCATATAGGTGCCACCTTTTTCCGTTCCGAGCTTGCCTCCGATCTTCTTCCAGTTCTGACCATCTGCGATCTCTGGTGGATCTGAAGCGATCGCTCCGTCTGGTAGTCCGAACAGCCCCTTGGCTTTCATGTCAAGAAGATTCTGCTGGACTTTGGCAATCTTCTTGTTGATCCCCTTCGGATTCTTGTTCTTGCTCATGTTCTTTTCGAAAGCGTCCCAATCGCCTTCTTCTGCGAGCTTCTCCAGCTTGTCAACTTTCTTGAGCCAGTTATTCAACCAAGCTTTGGTCTTGGGAGTGCCTGCTGTGTGCTTGCTGAAATCGACTCCAGAGAGCCCTCCCACAGATCCCGGCACAATGTGCCCATCAGCATCGTACTGAGCCGCTGAGTACCCACCACCTTTGCCTGAGCCCTTACCAGATGAATGGGACATCTGATCGTGATGTCCTGGCATGTGCTTCTCTTCAGAAAGCTCTGCGTCTGGCTTTCCCTGAGCGGCCAATCGATCGTATTCTGCTTGTGTGAAATCTTCTTCTAAAAAAATCACAGCTCGCCTCCACTCACAATTGAAAACAAGCCCATCACATCATCTCCGTATTTCTTTCCTGATCGAGTACCGGCATACACTTCAGCCACAAATTCCAAAGCATTCTTTGTCGCATACCTTGAAACTTTGGTTTCTATCACAGCCAATTGCTCTTTGCTGAATTTGTGATTTTTTACACTAGAATACATGCTGCCTTTTTTTGATGAATGCCACTTGTGTCCCAATTCATGCAGCACTGGATTCGATTGAGCACTCCACTTGCTATCTACAGAAGCTGCTGCTGCTTTACGAGTACCCGCTCCGTTCATTTTCCGAGCAACATACAATTGATCATTACTTTGGCGATACATCCCCAAAGCTCTCATCTTGTTTACAGACACAGTCTTGGGCAATGGATCCCCATTTTCAATCGCCACTGTGTACGCATCTTCCACATCCTTTCTGATCAACTTTTGTGTAATATGAGCAGCCGCTGCCACCGCTTGCTTTCTCGCTGCTCCCCTTCCATGGGTAGACTGATCGTGATCTGCGTGCTTCAATATGAGCCGACCTTCATCATCGCTTTGCTCTCTTAGTTCGTGCAACCATCCTTGATGGATGCCATCATCTACTTTAACCGGAAGTAATGTCTTCTCCGGCTTGGTTGCTTTTAACCACTCTTCTACGTTATCCCTAGAAGCTGCCCTGGAACGTCCGTCAAGTGTCATTCTAGAGCCAACCAACACTTTCGCTTTCTGGCGACGACCCAACAACACCACTTCAGCCTCTCCCACTTGTCCGATCCCTGTGATCGCAGTAGAAAACACATCTTTAGCAGGCACCTTAGTTTTCACCATGAGCGAATTCTCTGGACTGCTCACATGCTTAGCTGTGAACTCACCAGCGACTACTGAAGACAACGAGTGGCTCGTGATCGCTCTGCTTTCAATGACAGCATCTACCCGACCAACCCGTGACCCATAGGGCTTTCCTTCCGCATACGCCCCCACAGTATCTGCTGCCGCTACCAAATCTTTAACAAACTTTGGAGGTGGTGTGTCTGGAAAATGATCCCCACGTCCATCCCCAGAAGATCCAGATCCCTTATAACTCAAACCCCTAAACGCAGAAACTTCTGTGACTCCGGCAGCAGCTAATTTCTCTTGCGTGTTCTCATAAATCGCCTTCGTGAGCTTGTCGATCGTGGCATGGTGCTCTTCCGTCAACCCCAAAGAATCGCCCTTGGAAGAACGACCTGAATCTGGAGCAAGCGTCCTCTCTACTGATTGATTCATAGCTCGTGGCAGTGCTGTACTGTTGTCTTTCATCCACTGGGCACTGGCTTGGTTCGCTAGATGATGGACTCCAGTAGAACCCACTGATTCTGGAGTCATATCATGAGGCTCTACACCCAACTTCGACAATACTGAATCTGCTTCTTCGTCAGTAACCCCAGCCTTTCGCATGCGATCGGTGACTTCATTCACTACTGTATCAAACTGCTTCTTGAATCCATCTAGAGACTCTGGCTCTTTCACTCCAAGCCTAGACTCTGACAACCCACCTCCAGATTGCTGAGCCAATTCTGACTCCCATACAGCATCGATTGAAGCACCTCCTCCTCCAGCTCCCCGACCTCTTCCATGGGTCAACTGATCATGTGATCCGTGCTTCAGTTGTGTGTCGGTTACTTTGGTGAAAGAAGTAAGATCTACGATCTCGGAAGTGCCCCGCTTATTCACAGTCACAATCGCATCGTAACCATCAGCGACTATTGCCTTAGACAAGCTCTTCCCTGTCTTGTTGTACTTAGCTTGCAGCCGCTTCTTCCAACTACCTTCGCCATAGATTCGATCGCCTGTTGAGAGCTCCATGACAATCGGTGATTTGAATTTAACAGAACCCTTTTCCCACCCAGGCATCGGATCTCGTTTAGGATCGTAATCGTGCGACATATAACGACCAGCAGGCTCTATGCTCTGCTGAAAAGAGTCCCCACCTACCGATTGAGAAGAAACTGTGTTGCGAACAAAATTAACTTTGACTGGCTTGCCAGTTTCAAACTCTACCCCGTATTCTGAGACAGCAGTCAGGGCAAGCGGGCCTCCCGAGGAACTGCCTCCCCTTCCGTGGGTCAACTGATCATGTGATCCGTGCTTCACTCTGAGCACAGCGTCTTTTTTCAGCATACGCTTGGCATAGTCACTGATCAGATCATCCGCAGAATCATCCTGCAGACCGTACATCATGATCACAGTGCATTGGCAGTTGATCCTCTCACCAGCACTCAACCTGGAATCACTTGGCCAGCGGCACTTCACTCCACCAAGAACCCATTCTCCATTTGAGTCCTCTGGCACTCCATCCAGATTTGCATGAGTGTCCCGTGTTGTGCTGCCCAACACCGACAACCAACCCCGACGCATCGGCAACTGATCACCCACTTCATCTTTGAGGTGCTGCATCGCTTCCGATCGAGCTCCATTCAATGCGTGCCCAATTTCAGTTCTTGCGATCCGTCGACCTCTCATCTTGGCATATCGACTGTCACCAACGAATTGGCTCATCATATTGATCGCCATCTGCTCGATGCTCAAACCTTCGACTGCTCCCACTCGTAGAAATTTCGTGATATCTCCGAGAGTGGTCATGTTGACCTCTGTCCAATAGTCCTGTGAAAAGGTCTCTGTCAGGTACTCTTGGATTGACTTCTTCATCCACT